ATTCGCCCAGGAATTCGGACGTCGGCGGACCGCTGCAGCAGTGATGCGTGAATGCCATCACCGGCTCGATCCAGCCTTCGAGCGCGCCATCGATGATCGTGCCAATGGCTTGCGCGGGACTGTCCGAGACGCTGCCGAATTCGACTGAGCCGACGTCGGTGACGCTCACCTTCTTGGCCATGAAGCCGAACTGGTTGCCGGCCGTCTGCGTGGCCATCGCGGCGCGGATCGCATCGGCTACGGCCATCGTGAGCCAGGACGGCGGCAGGACGTGGTTGGCCTGGTACTTGACCTGCAGCGGTGACGTGCAGCATTCGCCTCGGCCCCAGAACTGGTCCGAGCACTGGCAGCCGAAGCGAAACCAGATCACGCCGTTCGTCAGATCGACCCGGTAGTCGGTGTCGGCAATGATGCCGCCTTGCGGAAAGCCGACTTCGAGCACTTCGATCACCGGCCGCTCGTTGAGGTAGACCTTGTGCAGCGGCCCAGGGAACGTGTCGAGGTAGATGCCGGCCTTGAACTGACGCCCGGTGCGCGACTGGATCGCCTGCAGCGCGATGTCGGCCATGAACAGGATCAGTACGTCCTGCGACGTGTCGTCCTCGGGGATGCCGAGCAGTTGCTTCAGCAGCACGAGCCATTCGTCGATCATGCTGTGGGCTCCTTGGCGGGATCCTGCGTGCCGCCGCCGGCCTGCGAATCCGACGGCTCGCCACCGGCTGCACTCGGCGCGTCGGCATTGGGCGGCGGAACAATCGGGGCCGGCGGTGCGGGCGGCTCGAGCGCCTGGCTCAATGGCACGTACTGCATCTGCACGCGCGGCTCGTCGCCGCCTTTGACGGGCGGATAGTTTTCCTTGGCGCGGATCTCGTTGACCGAATTGATGCCGGCGTTGATCGCCACCTGGTAGGCCTGGAAGCGCGTGTCGATCTCGGTCCTGAACAGCGTGTCGAGATCGAATTCCATGTACATCGACGGCCCGAAGTCGAAGAACTTGTCGAATGCGATCTCGATGGATTCGTAGTGCCACTGCAGCGTCGACTGGTAGTAGGTGCGCGCCAGTTGCTCGGAATTCTTGTAGCTGACCTTCGACAGATCGCCCAGCATGAACAGCGGCACGCGAAAGACGCGCGCGACGTCCTCGATGGTCCAGCGCAGGATGTCGATCAACTGCGCATCGGCGGCGGTCATCGTGAGGGCTTCCCACTTCAGCCCGTCGCCCAGCACCGCGACCTGTCCGATGTTGCCACTGGTGAAATTGGCCTTCCACTTCTCGGCCATCCGCTCGGCGGTTTCCTTCGAGATCTTGCCCGGCGCCGTGAGCACGCCAGAGGCGCGGCTCATGTTCTGAAAAAACGACTTCGAGTTCTGGATGATCGAAAAGCCCGCCGAGGCGCTGGCGCCGGCCGCGAACAGCGGCGAGACGCCGATCAGCGGATGAAAGACGGTCGCCATCCGGTCATGCAGCACGTCGGTGGCAGCCAGCAGCGGCAGGTCGGGATCCAATTGCGCCAGCGCGTTGGAATTGGCGCCGGCCGAGTTGACCTGGTAGTAGACCTCGCCTTCCCAGGTGACGAATGGCGCCACGGTGCGCGGGTCGAGGATGAACATCGACACGGGCCGATTGCTCAGGTCGCGCAGGAAAACGACATAGACGTTGCCGGCCAGCAGCTTGACGATGGTGTACTGCTGCACGAACTGCAGCCGGGTCTGGAATGGGTTCGGGCGCTTGAACAGGCGGCTCGCCCAATGATCCGGGCGCCAGGCGGCAATGCCGTTGGTGTCGATCTCGCGCGCCATGATCGGCACCTTCGAGACGTCGTCGGCGATCGTCATCACGCACGAATAGACGCCCGAGAAGGCCAGCGCCGTCTGCGCCGTGCACTCCTTGTTCATCTGCCAGGCGCCCGTGAACGGCTCGCGGATGGTTCCCAGAAAGCCTGACCCCGAATAGGCGCTCGGCGCGTAGCCGGACTGGGCCGGGCGCGCCAGGCCAGTCGGCGCCACCGCGGCGCGTGCCCGAGGCTTCAGAGGCCGCGTATGGCCGTTCGGGGTAAGCACTGCGCTCATGACCTGCCCCGCAGGTCGCGGCGGTCATAGCGGCCCGATTTGGGGCCTTCCTGAGGCCTTTCCTCCGTGGACGGGGAATCGATGCGCGATGCGAAGCCGACTGCGACCAGGTCGTTGGCTTCCAGTTCGGTCTCGACCTCGAAGGTATCCCCCGGCTTCAGAACCACGCCGTTGTGGACATAACGCACGTTGGCCCGAAGCACGATCATGGGCTAACTCCGCCGGCTCGGATCGCCCGGTGGCCGCAGAGGCGTCGGCGTCGGCGCGGGAGTCGGGCTCGGTTCGCCCTTGCCAGGCGCCTGCTGCGGATTGACCTGGGTCACGTCTTCGATCCAGCCGTTGGCCATGTACTGGTCGATGATGCCCTGGTCGGTGGCCTCGAAGACGCCGCCAATCGGGATCCATCGCTCGCCTCGCAGGTCGGTCTTGGGATCAACGGACGGATCGGTCGCCATCAGCGACGTCAGCGCGCGGTATTGCGGAGGGGGTGCGGGTGCGGGCATGGCTCATCCCCCGGACTTCTTCGGCGCATCGCCGCGGCCGAGCGGGCTCTGCGGCTGGCCCTGGCCCTGCTTCTGGCCTTGCGCCTGGCCTTGGCTCTGCCCCTGGCCCTGCTGGCTCTGGTCCTGGCTGGCGTCGGCGTCTTCGATCCAGCCCTGTTGCAGGTACTGCTCGGCCTGCTTCTCGTCGAGCTCGACTTCGGCGCCGGGCTGGTAGCTCTGCTCCTGCTTCCTGGCCGGGTCGCTCGACGTGTTCAGGATGACCGGCGACAGGACGCGATATTTCTTACCCATGATGGATTTCCTTCGGAAGAAAAGGCCCCGGGCTGGAATACTGCCAATCCACCCGGGGAAGGCGCGATTCAATAGGTGACGCCTGTCATGACCTGGACCGCAGCCTGGTGGCGCAGCATCCAGAAGATGCCCCGCTCGGCACGAATGCCCAGCAGGTTCTGCTGCCACAGCGACACGAGCGGCGCGGTCGGCGGCGAAGTCGGTGCCGAGTCCATCTGCAGGCTCGCCTCGGTCGATGTGTCGAGGCTCACCGCGCCGTCGTCGGCCAGCAGCACGTCGTTCGGCGCCATCAGCACGATGATGGTCTTGCTGGTGCCGTCAATCGGAACCGCCGTCGATTGCACCACCGGGTAGCCGCGGAACATGTTGCCGGCGAGCTCGGGGAAGGCGTAGACGTCCTGCGCCGTGCGCAGCATCGACAGGTTGATGAACGTGCGCGGATTCATGATCCAGTATTTCGCGCCGCTGATCTGCTGGTTGGCCATGTTGGTCAGCATGGTGCCGACGTCGGTCATGACGGCCGCCACCGTGGCACCCGTGCTCGGCACCGCCTGGCCCTGGTTGGTGATCGATGCCGGCGAGAGCCCGGCCGTCCCGGCGTTGAGCGGGTTGATGAACTCCGAGTTGATGAAGGAGTTGATCGCCGCCACCATGTCATTGCGGCACAGCGCCTCGGCGCTCGGGCGCGAATCGCGGGCCAGTTCTTCGGTGATGACGACGATCACCGCCACTTTCGCGCTCGGCATCGTGATCGCATCGAAGCCCGGCTTGCTGACCGGCTTGGACTTGCCTTCACCGACCCAGTTGGCCGTTGCGCCGGCAATCTGGCGCGGGATGCGGATGTTGAACGGCACCGCCCGGAAGCCGTTGATCTGGCCGATGATCGATTCGGGCCGCATCAGTTCGAGGAATTCGTCGGCCATGGTCTGATACTCGACCAGCGGCTTGGCGAAGGTCGGATCCGTTGTGGTGCCGACAGCCACTGCGGCGCGCTGCACGAGCGCACTCGGGCCGCCCAGCATCTGCGCCGTCTTGATCGCGCGCAACACTTCGGGAGACGAATCCCCCCAGCGGCCGCGGACGAAATGCTCGGCGTCACCGAGCCGGCCCTTGTTGATCATCAGCGCCAGCGCGAAGCGCGTGAATGCCATGCCTTTCGGCAGGTTGCGCACGACTTCGATGCGCGGGTTTTCGTGCCGCGTGTCGTAAGCGCCGCCATCGTTCACCGGCTCGGCAATCGACTTCTGGATTTCCTGTGCTGCCTCGAAGCGGTCGATTTGCCCATCGAGTGCCCGGATCTTCGCCTGGCAGTCCTCGAAGCGCACGATCTCGTCGTCGTTGAAGGTGCGGTTCTCGGTCTCCGAGACGGTCAGAATCGAATTCATCGATTCAATGAAGTCGTTTCGCTGCTTCTTCGAGTCAGCAATACGCTCGGCTACGGTTCGCATGGCACTTATCTCCTCAATTGCAATAGCTGCAGCTGCGCACGTTTCCGAGAGAGAAACGGCAACGGATCGACCCCAGTGAAAAGACGGCCAGCAAAGTCGTCTGTGAGGTTGAGAGAACGGGAGAGCGCCAGAGTGTTGGGATTCGCCGGTACGGAGACCAGCGAGATCTCGATCAGCTTGTTTTTCGTGAAACGAAAGCCCGACAGGTGTCCGTTGTCGCGCATCTCGTCGATCTGGCCCGGATAGAAACCGACCGAGGCGGCGCGAATGATCTTGGCGGCCACCAGGCGGCGCAGGTTATCGACGTCGGGTGTCGTGCCTTCGGGGGCGAGCTCGATCTCAGCCATCAGCCGCTTGCCGCTCGCATGC